ATTAGTACATTTGCATATTACGAAGTTACTGGATTATCAACTGTAACAACATCCGCAAATCATGAGTTTGCAGTTGGTGATAAGGTAACTCTAGCTGGACTTGCATTTACTTGTGATTCGGCATATGTTGGACTAACTACAACGATTTTCCCAGATGGAACCTCCGAATATGGTTACACTTTCACCGTTACCGCTGTTAATAGTGCAACAGAATTTGAATTCCTTGCTGGAATATCCACTATTGTGCATTATTACACTGGTGGTGGATATACCAAGAAAGTTCCAACGGTTCAAAGAGTTTTAAAATATACTGATGATAGTACTGATGGAGCTGGAGACTTTAGAGTAGTTTCTATTGGATCTACTAATCAATTTACTGTTCTAGCTGGTTCTATTTCAACAATACCACACTATTACACTCAAGGTGGAATAGTAACATTTAAACAATATGAACCTTTCATTTTGACAGTTGAAGAGGTACAAACCGATACATTTGCTGGTTTCTATCCAGGTCAGTTTATACAATTCGATGATATTTCTTCATTCTTTAATGGATTTAGGAAGAAGTTTACACTTGCAACTACTCTTAATGGCGTAAGAACTGTTATAGGACTTAAAGTTCCGGATGGAACTGATTTAGATATAACTAATAACATCTTTATATACATTAATGACGTACTTCAGGTTCCTGGTACATCATATTCATTCTCTGGAAGTAGAATAACTTTTACTGAGGCTCCAAAACCTGGATCAAAGTGTGTTATCCTTTACTATAGAGGATCATCAGTTGACGTTGAGTTGGTCGATCCACCAAAAACAATTAAAACAGGTGATAACATTACCATTCAGGAGAATCCACTAGACCCCTATGATATTTCACAGTTTGATAGAGTTGTTAAAAAGATTGTTACCTCAGATCAACTAGAAACTTTCAATTATTATTCTGTTGGCATTATTACCGATCCTACAAGAGTGAGACCATTGACATGGAAAAAACAACTTAGCGATACCGTTATCAATGGAACACTTTATTCTAAGTCTAGACCAAGTTTGCAGAGTGGAGTTAAACCTTTTGCTACAGTAATTAAAAAGATTCAACCGGACGATACATCAATTTATGTTGATAACGCTTATCCACTATTTTCTGATGTTGATAATCTCTCTGAAGATATTAGAGATTTATTGATACTAGAAAATAAAACAGTTGAACAATGTGTTGTTGAGTCCGTAGTTTCTTCCTCATCCACAGTTACTTCTATCAATATTTTAGATGGTGGAATTGGTTATGCAAATACATTATCACCAAAAGTCGTAATTTCTGAAGCCTCCATTACCCAAAAAGATCCTATCTTTAACTGGAATGGTGGAGTTGGATTAACAACAACTTATGATTTAAAATCTGTTAAATTTAATGATAGATTTGTTTCTGTTGGAGCCAATGCTATCTATGCAACAAGTTATGATGGAATAAATTGGCAATTAGGTACGGTTGGATTTGGCCAAACTGAAAGTTTGGACTTCAATTCTATTGAATCTGTTGGCATCGGTACAAGTAATTTATTGGTTTCTGTTGGCAGTCTTGGAAAAATTGTAAAAGCAACAGACTACAATACTTCTACTTCAGTTTGGGAACAAATTCCTCTGAAAGAAGATGTTGCTCTTCCTGGTTTTGGTGTTGTTGGTCAAGTAGGTAGTGGGTACACTGGATCATTTAATGAAATTGCATATTCTAGTGTTACGGATAGTTGGGTAGCTGTTGGAGCTGCAGGATCTATATTTGTTGCTACTGGAGTTACTACTGACGCATTTACAAGCAGATTCTCCTCCACTCTTTCTGATCTTAATAGTGTTGCATTTGGTGCAGAATATTTTGTTGCAGTTGGTGCAGATGGTGTTATTAGAACTTCTAATAATGGTTTTATTTGGGAAACTGCATCTTCTCCAGTTGTCACCAATTTAAATAAAGTAATCTACGCTAATGGGAAGTTCGTCGCAGTTGGCAATAATGGAAAAGTTATACGTAATCTCACTAGAGATACCTACGAAATTATTACAAACAATCTTGGAGTTTCCGATATTACAAATATTCACTATGCTTATGGATTCTATATTATTACACTCTCCAGTGGAGATTTATATTATTCCTTCGATTTATCTGATTGGATTTACAGATCAACAAATCAATCCAATTTATTAAATGATTTTGCTTTTGTAGACAATCTTGGATCAGATGGTAGATATGTAGCTGTTGGAGCTGGTGCAACATCAATATATGCAGAACCTGTTCTTAATAGAGCAACTGCTACTTCCAGTGTTACTTCTGGAGTTGTCACTTCTATCCAAATTGATAATCCAGGATTTGGTTATGATCCAAACAACCCACCTCCAACTTTGGTGGAATTGGACACTTATAAGACAGAAACTGTTAAATCATTTAAAGTTGTGGGAGATTTTGGAACTATTATTGGCATTCAAACATACCTAAGTGGAACACCAGGAATTGGAACAACATCTCCAAAAATTTCCTTTACCTTGAAATCTGAACAATATGATAATAGTACTCTAGGTATTGGATATTCATCACTCAATGTTTTAGGAGTTACGAACAGTCAATTATCCAAGGGTGATTATTTTGTCATTACAGATAGTAACGTTGAAACTGGTGGAAATCTAATCGGAATATCTACATTACTTGGGGGAATGTCCAGTTACCCAGATTCCGTTATTGGAGTTGCTACACAATTCATAGATGGTGTTTATAGAGTAGAAGATGTCACCACACCTTCTATTGGTATAGTTACCGTGACATGTAACTTTGCTCCTATGATTGATAATTATGTACAGGTCTGGCCTAGAGGTGAAAATGATACTGGAGTTAATACTGGTGGATTCTATGGAAGATATAGTTGGGCTAAAATTTATGATTACCAAAATAGAATTTTGGGAAATCCAAAAACTTTTGATGTCTTTACCGACAATGGACTTACAGGATTATCCACATCTCCTAAGATTATAAGAACAAGAAATGTGGTTAGTCAATAAAAGGTGACTAAATAAAAAAAAGTCTATTTAACAATGCCCGCTATAATATCCGACCAATTTAGAATTTTAAATGCAGAAAACTTTGTAAAAAGTGTTTCTGGAGTAGGTGACACATCAAATAGATATTATACTTTTATTGGACTTCCGAACAGCAACGAACCAGCTGCTGGTGGATCACCAACGTGGTCCTCTAACACTCCATCTCCAGTGGATGGATTTAGAGAGGAGTATCAAGTTAAAGAAAGTATTATATCTCTGAAACAGATAACAAGTCAAGATGTACGGAGATTAGTTAGAAAAGTAAATTGGGTTGCAGGAAATACTTATGAAATGTATAGACATGACTATAATGTTTTTAATGTAACTCCAGTTACTTCACAGACCGGACTTTATGAAGCAAATTATTATGTCATAAATGAGGATCTGAGAGTTTATATTTGTTTACAGAATGGAACCGACCCAGAAAATCCCAAAGGAAGACCATCTTTTGACCAACCAACTTTTATTGATTTAGAGGCAAGAGCTGCTGGCGCTAGTGGTGACGGATATATTTGGAAGTACTTGTATACTATTAAACCATCTGAGATTGTAAAATTTGATTCTATTGAATATATTCCAGTTCCAGATAGTTGGGGAGATTCTGGAGAATCGATTGCAACAAAAAATAATGCGGTTGATGGAAAGATAGAAGTTGTTCTGATTAATAATAGAGGTTCAAATTATCAGCCAATTTCTACGTCGTTCTCAAATGTTCCGATTCTTGGTGATGGAACTGGGGGAAAAGCCACTATTACAATTGATTCTTTTGGTAAAGTATCTGAAGTTTTTGTCACGGATGGGGGTAAGGGTTATACTTATGGAAGTGTAGAATTCTATCCAGGAGCTCCAGGATCTGATATTAATGGTCCATTAAGTCAGTTAAGTAATACTGGAATTGGAACTACTTCCATATCATCTTTTAATGTTATCATTCCACCAAAAGGTGGACATGGATATGATGTTTATAGGGAACTTGGTGCATATAGAGTATTGTTGTATTCCAGATATGAAACATTGGAAAGCAATCCAGATATTATTTTGGGTAATGATTTTGCTAGAGTTGGAATATTAAAAAATCCAACAGTGGTGGGAAGTAACGTCCAACTTTTAGATGCATCAGTTGTAAGTGGATTGAATGCTCTGAAATTAGCTGGTGTTACTACAAATACAACTTATGGTGTTGATTCGGTAATCAAACAAACTGTAGGTTTAGGATCAACTGCTATTGGATATGTTGCATCCTGGGATCCAATAACTGGAGTATTAAAATATTATCAACCAACAGGACTAGCTTCAAGTGAAACTGGATTTAAAATTATTCCATTTACTTCAACTCCAGACGTTGGATATGGAGTAACAATCAATTGTTCTTCCATAATCGGTCCAACATTGCAAATTAACACAGGTTTTAGTGGTGTCACTACGACAATAAATAATAGAATATACCAGTTAGGACAAGATTTCGTATCTGGAATTTCTACCGCTGAGTATGAGAAAAAATCTGGGGATGTTATTTACTTGGATAATAGACAACCTATTCCGAGATCTGCCAACCAAAAAGAAGACATTAAAATTGTATTGGAGTTTTAAATAAAAATGGCACAAAATACAAATCTAAACACCTCCCCATATTTTGACGATTTTGATGTAACTAAAAATTATCAACGAGTCTTATTTAAGCCAGGAACTCCAATTCAAGCCAGAGAATTGACAACATTACAGTCAATTCTCCAAAATCAAGTTGAAAAATTTGGCAAACACTTTTTTAAAGAGGGTCAAGTAGTAATTCCAGGAAATACTGCTTATGATTCTGAGTACACATGTGTCCAAATTGATCCAACACATTTGGGCATTCCAGTATCCACATATCTGGAATATTTGATAGGAAAAAGAATTAAAGGCGAAACAAGTGGAGTTTTTGCTAAGGTAGAAAGATATATTGATAGCGAAGAGTCTGAAAAAGATAATTTTACTTTGTATATAAAGTATCAGAGTGCAAGTGAAGAAAATTTTTCCACAAGCACTTTTGTAGATGGTGAAAATCTCATTGTATTGGAAGATGTAGATTATGGTATTGGTGTTATCAGGACAGAATCTTCATTTGCTACTTCTGTCATTGAAGGTTCTATAGCTACTGGATCTGCTGTAAAAATAGAAGAAGGTGTATATTTTATACGAGGATTTTTTGTAGATGTATTCGCACAAGCTGTAATATTAGATCAATATAGCAATACTCCTTCTTACAGAATTGGACTTTCTATTTTTGAAGATATTGCTGTACCATCTCAATCAAATGAAGATTTGTTTGATAATGCAAGAGGATTTTCTAACTTTGCAGCTCCTGGTGCTGACAGATTAAGAATTACTGCAACTCTAATTAAAAAGTCACTGGAAGATTTTAATGATGAAAATTTTGTGGAATTGCTCAGAATTGAAAATGGTATCATTAAAAGAATTCCAAAAAAAGAACAAGTATCTACTTTAATAACAGATGAATTAGCGAGAAGAACTAATGATGAATCTGGAGATTATTATGTAAAACCATTTCAGGTAGTCGCTAAAGAATCTTTAAATGATAAAGTAGGAAATAATGGCGTATATAGTCTAGGACAGTTAACTAGAGAAGGAAATACTCCATCTAATGATCTATTGGCACTGCAAATATCTCCAGGAAAGGCATATGTAAAAGGATATGAAGTAGAGACTCTTTTAACAATAAACGCAGACTTAGAAAAACCAAGAACAACTGAAAGTGTTAAAGACACGACAGTTCCATTTAGTCTTGGAAATCAAGTAGAAATAAACAATGTTTATGGAACTTTGCCTGTTGGATTTGGTGCCAGCAGTCAGGTAACCTTATATTCTGAAAGAACAGTAACCCCAGGACTTCCATCAGGAATTCCTATTGGAATTGGTAGAGTCTATGATCTTAAATTAAAAAATGCAGAATATGAAGATGCTAGCACTATCTTTGAACTATCTGCATTTGATTTGCAGACATATACTTATGTACAGTTAAATGCAACTATATCTTTGACTGCACCAGCTTTCATTGAAGGAAAAAATAGTTCTGCATCTGGATTCCTAGTTTCTAATGTTACTAATAGTAATCAATTAGTATTATATCAAGGAGTAGGAAATTTCACTGTTGGCGAACAGTTGCAAGTAGATGGAGAAGATATTTCTAGAACTATTACTGCAGTTAGAGATTATACTCTAGGTGATGTAAGACAACTCGTTGGCTATGTTGGAGCCACCACATCATTTACATCCGACACTATAATTAATCAAGGAATTGCACTTGGGCCACAAAACTCTGAATATACAATTTCTGCGGCCTCTGGTGGAATAAGTACAGTAACCACATCGGTTTCTACTTTTGGTGTTGGAATTAATACTGGTGATATTTTTGTTTATACAAAACGTGGGCAAGTTAGGCCAACTTATAATAGAGTAACAGAAGTAAATGCTTCTGGAAGATCTATAAAACTTGAAGCGACTACAACTGTATCTGGCGTTAGTATTGGTGCTCTGCCAACTAGTGAAGTAGAAACTACTAATTTATATAAAGGTATTTCTGCATTAATAAACACTAGAGAGGCTTATTATTTTACGGAACTCGACAATTCCAATGTTGCTAGTGTTGATGTATCTGAGGGAGAAATAGTTTTTAGAAAATCATATTCAGTTACAGTTGCTTCTAATGGTTTAACAGCAACTTTAGAAAGTGATACCGATATTACTTTGGAACAATTTGATGAAGAAGACTATTCTTTAGTTTTCAATGATGGAACTATTGAGACTTTAACTTCTGGTCAATTTACTATTACTTCTGGAAGGACTTTAACACTTACAAATCTAAGTCAAAATGGCCCAGCAACTTTAACAGCCACTTTGAAGAAAAGAAGATTGAAGTCTAGAAAAAAAATCTACAACAGGGCTTCAGTTTTAAATATTGCAAACTCTAGTTCTACTTCTTCTGGAATAGGAAGCACTACTATTTCCGATGGATTAACATACAGTCCTTATTATGGAACAAGAGTTCAAGATGAAAGAATATCTTTAAATGTTCCAGATGTAATTTACGTTGCGGGAATTTATGAATCCTCTGATGAAAATGATGCAGATTTGCCAAAAATAGAAGTCATTGACCTAAATGCAAATATTTTAAACGCTATCAAGGGTGAAATCATTTATGGCGAAACAAGTGAGGCAATGGCAATATTTGTTACAACTAATGGAACAAATCAAATAGAGTTTGTATATTTTAATGAAAACACTTTCCAAGTTGGAGAGAGGATTCGTTTATATGAGTCAAATATTAGTGCTGAAATAAGTTTACTAATTGAGGGTGATAGGAATATAATTGGTGATTATATTTTTGATAGTGGACAAACGGAAGAAATAGCAGATTTTTCTTCTTTAAGAAGAAAAAGTGGAGTAACCGCACCATCGAAAAGACTAAAAATAGTATATAATCATTATTACATAGATCCTAATGATGATGGAGATTTTGTAACTGTTAACTCTTATGATGCTGATAGATATGCAACAGAACTTCCTCAGATTGGAATTTATAGAGGAAGTGATATTATTGACCTTAGACCTAGAGTTGCTCCATATGATAGTTCAACAACTCCATACTCTCCATTTGAATTTAATGCAAGGCAGTTTTTAGCTTCAACTAATTCCAGTCCATATAATTTTGCTAAAGACAAAAATTTATTCTTATCTTATGATTATTATCTTGCAAGAACGGATAAATTATATCTCAATAGATATGGAGAATTTTTTGTATCAAAAGGTGTTCCATCTCTGTCACCAGTTGAACCTCCAGGTGTTGATAATGCTTTAGAGGTGGCTACTATTACTATGAGACCTTATGTTTATAGTATAGATGATGTGACTGTGCAATTATCTGCACATAAACGTTATAGAATGCAAGATATTGCCAGACTGGAAGATAGATTGAGAAATGTGGAATATTATACTTCACTATCTCTATTAGAAACCGACACTAAGAATTTAAAAATAAGAGATTCTCAGACTCAACTGGATAGATTTAAGTGTGGTTTCTTGGTAGATAATTTTAAATCTGTCGATGCTGGATCTCTAGGTGACCCACAACATAAATGTAGTATTGATACGAAAGATGGTATACTTCGACCCCAACACTATACTACTTCAATAGATCTTCTTTTGGGATCTGAAGCTGTAATTGGTGCTTCCAATTCTTCAAATCCAGATGCAGATTTGAGATTTGTCGAAGATTTGGGCAATCCAAACACTGTTAAAGTTGGTGATGTTGTTTGTTTGAAATACACTAATAAAGTATTCCTTAAAAATACATTTGCGACCAGGATTGAAAATGTCAATCCATTTGCCGTTGTAAATTGGATTGGTAATATAGAATTGAATCCAGGTACTGATACTTGGGTTGAAACTAAAAATACCAAGAGAACCGTAGATCAAGAAGGAAACTATAACTCAACGATTAAACAATTGGGCGTTGATACTAATACTGGATTATCGCCAATTGATTGGAACTCTTGGGAAACCACTTGGACGGGTACGAGAGTAGTCGCCAGACAAAACATGGGAAGAATCCATGTTGGCACAAAAGTAATTGGTAGAAGTGAAAGTAGAGGTGGATTCCAACATGGAAGAGGAGTTCCAATTACAACAAGAACAACGTTTAGAGATCAATATACTAATTTTACGAATGTAACAACATTAACTACTACAAAACAATCCAGAGATGGTATTCAATATAAGGTAGGTGAAAGATTTGATACAGCATATCTTGGTAAAAATGTTGTGTCTACTGAAATTATTCATACGATGAGGTCTAGAAATATTGAATTTATAGCAAGAAGACTAAAGCCAAAGACGCGACTTTATCCGTTCTTTGATGATGTCATGATGTCTAAGTATGTTGTACCCAAACTTATTGAAATTGAAATGCAAAGTGGTACGTTCCAGGTAGGGGAAACTGTAACCGGAACTCTTGGTACAACTTCCATTCGATTCAGATTGGCTTCACCAAATCATAAGTACGGTCCGTATAAGACAGCCACACAAACCTACAAATCAAATCCATATAAACCCAATCAAACGATCCCCGCATCATATTCCACAACATCTTCAATATTGAATGTTGATACTGCATCTTTAGAATTGCAATCTGCTTCTGGATACTATGGACATATTGTTAAGAATATGCAACTTAGAGGCAGAACTTCTAAGGCAATTGCAAAAGTAAAAAATGTGAGACTTATTACCGATTCTTCTGGTACTTTGATTGGTTCAATCTTTATTCCTGATTCTAAACTACAATCTACACCATCATTTGAAACAGGAACCAAAACGTTTGTCCTCACAACAAGTTCGACTAATGAGACTATTGTCGGTTCTACAGACAGTACTGCCGATGTTAAGTTTACATCATCGGGAACATTAAACAATACTGAAGAAGTTACTTTACGAACTAGAAATGCGGATGTAGAAAGACGAGATCGTTCTGAAGAAAGAACTCTGAGAAGTACAAATACCAGACTTCAGGCTGGAACTTCATTCTCTAATCGTAGTGTAACTCAAACAAGATGGGTTGACCCCCTTGCACAATCTTTTGAAGTTCCAGATGAAAATGGTGTCTTTATAACTAAGTGTGATATATTCTTCCAAGCAAAAGATACCAATGATTTGCCAGTTACGATGCAAATCAGAACTATGCAAACTGGTCTACCAACTACAACAATCATTCCATTCGGTGAAGTAATCTTAGATCCAAGTGAAGTTAAAGTATCTGCTGATGGTAAGACGCCAACGACATTCACTTTCCCATCTCCAGTATATCTTGAAACTGGAAATTCATATTGTGTAGTTCTTCTTTCTGCATCCAATGAATATAAAGTATGGATATCAAGAATGGGCGAAGAAGATGTAACCACATTAGATCTGCCTGAATCCCAGAAGGTAGTTGTGTCCCAACAACCTTTATTGGGATCTCTCTTTAAATCTCAAAACGGTGCTACGTGGGATCCTAGCCAATTAGAGGACTTAAAACTAACTCTTTATAGAGCAGATTTTGTCACAGAGCCATCCACGGTTAGATTCTATAATCCTAAACTTGATATTGGTAATAACCAAATTGTAACTCTAAGAGCTAATGCATTAGATACTATTTCCAAGTCAACCTTGGTTGGTTTAGCAAAGAGTTTGACATCTTCAGAAGTTACTGGATTAACTCCTGGAAGCCCAATACTCCAAAGTAACAATTCAGTATTTAAATCTAATTTAAAAAGTGTAGTTGGAGCCATTGGAATTGGTAGCACACTATCAGTAACATCACCAGGTATTGGATTCACTTCTATATTTAAAACTTATTCTAATGTGGATTTGGTTTCTATTACAGGTAGTGGTTTTGGCGGAAAAGTCAACCTAAGTGTTGATAATGGTGTTGCAATTGCTGCAACTGTTTCTATTGGTGGCACTGGATATGCATATGGCGATTCCCTAGAAATAAATTATACTCAAACTGATGGACTTGGAACTAACTTGATTCTGAGTATTCCAAATAACGTTGGCGTAATTTCGTCCTTTAATTCATTGTTAGTTGATAGAGTTCAAGGATCTCTAACTCAAAATAATACAGATAGTCTATTCTATGTTGGTACTAGTGGAACATCTCTTCTTACTGGTGCGACTGTAAACACAATAACAGACCTTTCTGATGGACTTCACTTCAAAGTAAGTCATAATAATCATGGAATGTATTCTTTGGTTGATAAGGTTACGATAACTGGTATTGAACCAGATCAGAAACCACAAACTCTCAAAGCATCATATAACTCGACATCTACAAACAGTATTACTGTAAGCAATGTTGGAATATTTACAAGCTTTGAAAATGTTCCAGTTTCTTCTGTAAACCCAGGATATATTCTAATTGATAGTGAAGTTATAAAATATACTGGTATTGTAACGTCAACTAATAGTCTGACAGGAATAACTAGAAATATTGATAATACTGATTCCGGAAGTTACTCTTTGGAGACTTCGGTCTTCAAATATGAACTAAATGGAGTATCTCTAAGAAGAATAAACAAAACCCATAGTTTTGCAGACACTGATTTGGTAACTTATCCAACAGATTTGGATCATTATTATATTAAAGTCGATATGGGTGCTACTGGTGGTATTGGTATTGATAGGACTCCTGGAAATGGAGCTGGATACCCAGCTCTATATTTCAACTCCAATAAGTCTTGTGGATCATATGACACTGTTCCATTAACTGGCTCGCCAAAAGGACCAAAAGCAACTCAGAATATACCATATAGTCTTATTAGACCAAATATTGCAACAATGATACCTCAACAGACATCAATATCTGCAAAAGTGAGAACTTTCAGTGGGTCTTCTCCTGACAGCAACTTGACTTCATATGTAGACCAAGGATTTGTAGATATTTCATTAAATGATAATACGGAATTTTCTTCTCCAAGAATTATTGCTTCTCAAATAAATGAAGAAACATATCTTGCAGATTTTCCAGGGAAGAAATCATTTACAATGGAAATCGCAATGGACACTAGTGATAGTAAAGTTTCTCCAATGATTGATTTGGATAGAGTAAGCCTTATTACGATTGCCAATAGAATTAATTCCAAAGTTACAAATTATGCAACTGATGCAAGAGTGAACTCACTGACAAACGATCCTACAGCTGCAACTTATTTGAGCAACATTGTTATGCTTGATAAAGTGTCTGATAATTTGAAAGTATTCTTTGATGCTTTTAAACACGCATCTAGTGATATCAGAGTATGTTATAGAATTTTTAGATCAGATACTCCACAACAAGCACAACTTTGGCAACTATTCCCTGGATATGATAATCTGGATACAAATTCTCAGGTTATTAATCCTTCAAATAATAATGGAAGACCAGATAGGAGAGTTGCAAATTCTATAGCAGAAGATGATTTTAATTCTTATGAATTTACCGCATCTAATTTACCACAGTTTAATGGATTCCAAATAAAAATTCTGATGACTGGTACTAATTCAGCATTTGTACCAAAAATTAGAGATTTCCGAGTTATTGCAACTATCTAAGACCATGAGTTTAATACCAGTAGAAGGAAACCGAGGATTGTTTCGTGATGAAAATACAAAAGCTATATT